GGTATGGGGTGATCGCCGACACCAACGCGCCGGACGAAGATCACTGGTGGCCCATCATGGCGGGTGAGGCGCCGGTGCCCGATCACCTGACGCGCGAGGAAGCGCTTATGCTGATCAAGCCGGATACCTGGGAGTTCTTCACCCAGCCGGGCGGGATGCGCCCAGTGCGCGACGACGAGGGGATCATCACCAGCTACGAAATGAACCCGGTCGCCGAGAACGTCCACAACCTGACGCCCGCCTATTACCCGTCGATCATCAAGGGCAAGACGCGCAGTTGGATCCAGGTCTATGTGCTCAACGAGCTAGGCAGCCTCAACGATGGCAAGCCGGTCTATGCCGATTTCGACTATGCCATGCACGTTGCCAAGGAACCGCTGGTTCCTGCGGCCGGCATCCCGATCATCATTGGCATCGACTTCGGCCTGACGCCCTCGGCGGTTTACATGCAGCTGGTGCGCGGGCGCTGGCTGATCCTGCGCGAGCTGGTGGCGCAGGATATGGGCGCAGCCAAGTTTGCCGACCTCTTGCGCCGCGACATGCAGCAGAACTTTCCCGGCTTCACCTTCCAGCTGTGGGGCGATCCGGCTGGCGACTACCGCGCGCAGACCGACGAGACGACACCGTTCCAGATCCTGCGCACTGCCGGCCTCAAGGCGCGCGCTGCGCCGACCAATGACCCGGTGGTCCGCATTGAGGCCGTATCTGCTGGCCTGACCCGCCTGATTGAAGGCAAGCCCGGCTTCCTGATCGATCCTGGCTGCACCACGCTGATCCGCGGCTTTGCGGGCGGCTATGCCTACAAGCGGCTGCAAGTCTCTGGTGCCGAGCGCTATGACGATCGGCCCGACAAGAACAAGTTCTCTCACCCGCATGACGCGCTGCAGTATGGTATGTGCGGGGGCGGGGAGAGCCGCAAGCTGCTGCTGGGCGACACCTCAAACACCAAGCCGGTCGTGGCACGCAAGAGCTTCGATGTGCTGGGCTGGCGGCAGACAAGTCGGCGCCGGGCGACTAGTCCATTGTGACGCGCCGCGCATCGTGGCCTATCGCCTTCGATGTGTGTCAAAGCCCCCAAGCCAGCACCGCCGACCGCTGAGGAACAGGCGCTCGAGCAGGAAGCCAAGGCTGCGCGTGAGCAGCGCAAGAAGGAGCTGTCTGCGCTGGCGACACGCGAGAAGCAAAAGCGTTTCGAGGAAACGGTTGCCCGGTCACGCGGGCAGTGGGGGGCACGCTCTTTGATCGGTGGACCAAAGGGCGGCGCGGGTTTCCTCTTTGGTGGTGGCCGCTCCGGTTTGCCGCTGATTGCCCCGTCCTCCCCGGGTAGCAGCAGCGGTGGCGGGAGCGGCCCCATTGGCGGCGGATATAACGGCGGCTTTATGTCCATGCCCAGCCTGATTGGCGGTGCGCCGAGCTATAACACGCAGGGCGGTGGTGGTGGCGGTCTCTACAACAGTTCGGTGCAATTGGTATGAGCGAGGAAATCGACGCGCTGGTGCGCCGCCTCGAACGTGCCAAGGCCAAACGCCTGCCGTGGGAGAGCACCTATCAGGAATGCTATGATTACGCTGTGCCTGGCCGCACTTCTTTCTTTCAGCGTGCCACCGGGCAGGTTGCTCCGGACGTCTTTGACGAAACTGCCGTTGTCGCCACGCCCGAGTTTGCCAGCCGCATTCAGGCCGGCCTTATGCCTAACTATGCGCGCTGGGCTGAACTTGCGGCCGGATCAGATGTGGATCCCGCACAGGCGGGGGAGGTCAACAAGGCGCTCGAGCAGGTCACGGACTATGTGTTTGAAGTCCTGCAAAACTCGAACCTTGCTCAGGAAGCCAACGAATGCCTGATCGATACGGCGGTTGGCACGGCTTGCCTCGAGGTTCACGAAGGCGATGCGATCAACCCGGTGGTCTTTACTGCCGTGCCGCTGCCCGAACTGCATATCGATACCGGGCCTGACGACAAGATCGACACCTATTTCCGCACCCGGCAGGTGCGCTTGTCGCAGATTGAATACGCCTATCCTGGCGCGGTGGTCCCGCCCGAGGTCAAGCGCGAGCTGGGCAAGGACACTGACAAGGATGATCCGCTGGTCGAGGTGGTGCTGTGCATCTACCGCGACTGGTCCAAGCCTGCGGAAACCAACGAGCTCAGGATCTTCTTACCCAAGCACAAGAAGATCATTCGCAGTGCCACGCTGTCTGGCGCTGGCTCGAACCCTTACATCGGCTGGCGCTGGTCGAAGGTGGCTGGCGAGGCTTGGGGCCGCGGCCCGCTGTTCAACTGCCTCGCCGCCGTGCGCACCGCCAACCTTGTGGTGCAGCTGACGCTCGAGAACGCCGAAATGGCAATTGCCGGGGTCTATACCGCTGAGGATGATGGCGTTGTCTCGGTCGACAATATCCGCCTGGTCCCCGGCACGATCATCCCGGTAGCGCCGGGCAGTGCCGGCTTGCAGCAAGTGGGCGGCGCTGGTGACTTCAATGTCGGTCAGCTGATCCTTGGCGACATGCGCAACAACATCAAGAAGGCGCTGTTCAACGAAACGCTGGGCTCGCCTGACACAACGCCCATGTCTGCCACTGAAGTGGCGCAGCGCATGGCTGACTTGTCGCGCCAGATTGGTTCAGCATTCGGTCGTTTGCAGGTCGAGTTTGTCAACCGCGTGCTGCAGCGCGTGATCTTCATCCTCAAGAAGCGCGGCTTGATCCAGCTGCCGACTGTCAACGGGCGCGAGGTCAAGATCGTGGCGACTTCGCCGCTGTCCCAGGCGCAGGCAGTCGAGGATATCAACGCGGTCGATAGCTGGCTGGGCCTGATGGGCCGCCATTTTGGCCCGCAAATGGTCAACCTCTACTCCGATGGAGCGCAGGTAGCCGAGTATTGCGCCAAGAAGTTCGGCGTGCCCGAGCGTTTGCGCCGGGATGAGAAGGGCCGCGCCCAGCTGGCGCAGCAAATTGCCACCATTCAGCAAGGAGGAGAGAGCCTTGGACCGGAAATCCCCGGAACAGCACCGAGTATTGGGGCCTGACGGCCTGGCGCGCACCCGCGAACAGGAAGATCAGCTCAATCAGCTGTTCGCTTCGGTCTTTCGGACGGCGGCGGCACGCGAAGTGCTGTCTTATTTGCGCGCCGTGACCATCGAAATGGTCGCTGGCCCTGAAATCACCGACGCCCAGCTGCGTCACCGCGAGGGATCGCGCTACCTCGTGGGCATAATCGAAGCGCGCATTGCCAAAGGAAAGCAGAATGTCCCAGGAGAGCCTGATCACCCAGCCCGCAGCCAACGACAACGCAAATCCGCCTCCGGTTGACGATGGCGGCACCCCGCCGCCCGCTGATCGTCCGGAATATGTGCCCGAAAAGTTCTGGGCAGACGGTCAGGTCAACGTCGAGAACCTTGCCAAGAGCTATGTCGAGCTCGAAAAGATGCGCGGCGCGTCGATCGACCAGCTGAAGGAGCAGTGGGCCGCCGAACGGCTGGCCGAGCGCCCGGAAACGCCCGATGCCTACACACTGCCCGAGCATGAAGCGCTCGACATGGAGCAGATGGCGCAATCGCCCATCGTTTCGGTGTTCCGCAAGGTGGCGCATGAGGCTGGCTTGCCGGAAGCGGCGTTTCAGGCGGCGATCAACGAATATGCCGAGGCCGAAGTCGCCCGGATGCAGCAGGCCGCCGAAGCCGAAATGAAAGCGCTGGGCGAAAACGCCAAGGCTCGCACCGAGGCGGTCAGCCTGTGGGCACAGCAGCGCTTTGGCGGCGATCCTGCCAAGTTTGCCGCCATTGCCCAGGTCTGCACCACCGCTGCCGGGGTCGAGGCCATCGAACTGCTGATGAAGGACGCTGGCGCCCCGCCAATGACCGGCGATGCTGGCGCTCCCGGCGGCAATCAGGCCGAGGAAGAAGCCGAGATCCGCAAGCTGATGAACAGCCCGGAGTATTACGACACCAAACGCCGTGATCCCAAGGTTGTTGCCCGCGTCGAAGCCTTCTACGCCAGGAAGTATGGCAAATGATCACCGTCCGGGAGATCGAGCCGGCTGATCTGGGCGGTGCGCTCTACCTGGGGCGCATGATGCAGGCCGAGGCCCCAGCCTACCGGGACTATCCGTTTGAGGACGAGCGTTTTTCCGCTTGGTTTGCGCTTTGCCTTGAAAGCCCGGACTGGCTGGGGCTGGTGGCGGTCGATGAGGAATGTGGGATCATTGGCTTCCTTGCGATGGGGATTGCGCCGATGATCTTCTGTTCGGCCACCACTGCTGACGATCTGGCGTTCTTTGTCCATCCTGACTGGCGCGGGACCACGGCGGCGGTGCGCTTGATCCGCCACATGGAAGCCTGGGCCAAGGCCAAGGGCGTGCTGCAGATCCGAATGGGCCTGACCACCGGCACCAATACCGACCAGGCGCAGCGGTTCCTCGAGCGCTTTGCCTACAAGCTTGAAGGCCGGGTGATGGTCAAGCGCAACTAGTCCATTGTCGCTGCGGGGCTGGCGCGCGACATGACGCTCAGGCCCGCACGGCGATACCGGCCCGCAAGGACAACCGGCAAGACCCAGGCAGCGGATAACCGAACCCCACTCCCTCAAGGAATTTCACCATGGCAATGGATATCAATGATGCCTTCGTGAAGCAGTTCGAGAGCGAGGTTCACATGGCCTATCAGCGCATGGGGACCAAGCTTCGCAACACGGTGCGGCAGAAGAACAACGTCAAGGGCACCTCGACCACCTTCCAGAAGGTCGGCAAGGGTAGCGCTGGCACCAAGTCGCGTCACGGCAACGTGCCGGTCATGTCGATCGACCACACCCCGGTCGAATGCACGCTGGCCGATTACTACGCTGCTGACTACATCGACAAGCTGGACGAGCTGAAGATCAATCACGACGAGCGCAACGTGGTCACGCAGTCCGCTGCTGCCGCGCTGGGCCGCAAGACCGATGATCTGATTATCACTCAGCTGGACGCCACCAGCAACACGCAGACCGAGGGCGGCACCACCGGCCTCAACCAGACCAAGGTCAACGTGGTGTTCGAAACCATGGGGAACAATGACATTCCCGATGATGGCGAGCGCTACTTCGCAATCAGCCCCGGTGGCTGGACGGACCTGCTGGGCCTGGCTGCGTTTGCTTCGGCCGACTACGTTGGTTCGGACGATCTGCCCTACAAGGGCGGCATGGTTGCGCGTCGGTGGATGGGCTTTATGTTCTTCACCCACTCGGGCCTGCCGGTCGCGGCGAGCATTCGCAAGAACTTCGCCTGGCACAAGAACTGCATCGGCCATGCGTCGGGCGCGGAAGTTGTGACCGAGCTGAACTATATCCCGGAAAAGGTCGCCCACCTCGGCACCAGCTTCATGTCGCAGGGCTCTTGCCTGATCGACACGACTGGTGTGTTCGAGGTCCAGGCCTACGACGCTTAAGGAGAAGTCGAGATGGCTCTGACCGCAACCAGCCTGTTCAAGATCGCCGGGGCCAACCCGGGTCTGCACATCTACAAGACTGCAGACACGATCGCGACCACCACCGGCTCCGGCTACTTCAACGGTGTGACCGACAACCTGCGCCAGTGGGACGTGATCATTGTTGTGTCGGAAACGGGCGGCACCCCCAAGGTCGACGTGATTACCGTGACCAGCGCCGATGGCGCTGCGACCGTGACCACCACCGCGACCGAGGGTGTCACCGCCACTTAACCCTGAACCCGGCCCGCAAGGCGGTTTCAGATCAGGGCCGGCCGCGTTCTCTCCCGCGGTCGGCTCTTTTCATTTGAGGGAAAGCTATGACTATCACGGCAATCGACATTTGCGCCCGGGGCCTGGTGATGATCGGCGCTGCTCCCATCACCTCGTTTACTGACGGCACGACCGAAGCAACCGTTTCGGCCAATCTGTATGAGGGCGTGGTTCTTGATCACCTGTCTCGCTACCGCTGGCGCTTTGCCACGGGCATCGAGCAGTTGAACCGCCTGACCGATGAACCTGCTGCGCGCTGGGCCTCGGCTTATCAGATCCCATCGGTGTGCCTGCAACCACTCACCGTTATCGTGAATGACAACCCGATTGATTTTGATCGCTACGAGGACCGCCTGTTTTGCGATGCCACCGAAAGCGATGAAGTGTTTCTTGAGGGCGTTTACCGCATTGACGAAAGCCGTTGGCCTGCATGGTTCTCAATGCTGATCCAGATCCAGATGGCTTCACACTTTGCCCTGTCGCTGGCGGGCAAGGGCGATCTGGCTGACTTGCTCGACAAGAAGGCGCTACGTCACGCTTCAATCTGCCGCAATCTTGACAGCCAGGCACGCACTGCGCGCGACATGCCAACCAAGGGCTTCATTGCTGGGCGCATGGGCCGGCCGCATGTAGGAGGCCGCTAATGCCTATCCACCAGCTGCAGACCAACTTCTCTAGCGGCGAGCTGGATCCGCTGATGATCTTCCGGGTGGACACCGGAGCTTATCAGAACGGAGCCAAGTCGTTGCGCAATGGGCTGCTGCTGTCAACGGGTGGGGTGGCCCGCCGTCCTGGCACGATGCACCTTGCCAATCTAACCGGGCGCGGGCGGCTGTTGCCGTTCGAGTTCTCGGTGGCTGAGCGCTATGTGCTGTGCCTGTCCAACGGTCGGCTTGATGTTTATTCGACGGCTGGCGCGCTGCTGACCAGCGTAACTAGCGGCTGCAACTGGACCACGGCCACACTGTTCGAGCTGACCTATACCCAGGTCGCTGACACCATGATTGTCTGCCATCAGGACTGGCAGCCACAGGTGATCAAGCGCACCGGCCTGTCGACTTTTGTGGTTGAGGATTTTGCCTTCACCCAGGCGTCGAACGGCCAGAAGATCTACCAGCCCTACTACAAGTTTGTCGACGATCCGGTCACAATCAGCTGCTCGGGGGTGACAGGTTCTGTCACCGTCACCGCCAACGCCGCGGTGTTCACCGCCGACATGGTGGGCCAGCGGCTGCGCTGGAAGGATATCGAGCTTGCTGTCACCGCCTATATCAGCACCACCCAGCTGACCGCGACCGTGCAAGGCACGATCATCGGCCGCTATGAGCCTGATCCTTTCCGAACCACTGCTGGCTCCGGCGTGGTTGAGGTCACGCACGTGGCCCACGGTTTTCTTAACGGCGCGAGCATCACGCTCAACGGCGCGTCGGACGTGGGCGGGATCACCAGCGTGCAGCTGACCGGCACCTTCACGATCACCGTGCTGGACGACAACCGCTATTCGATCACCACTGCTGGCAGCGCCACCCTGGGCGAAGATGGTGGCGGGCCTTCGGTCGAATATACTGGCAGCGCATTGGCGACGACTGACTGGTCTGAGCCAGTGTTCTGCGAACGCAACGGCTGGCCGGCAGCGGTATGCTTCCATGAGGCGCGGCTCTGGTTTGGGGGCACGGGCGGGATCCCCGATGGCTTGTGGGGTTCGGTGCTTTACCAGTATTTCAACTTCGATGTGGGCGAAGGGCTGGACAGCGACAGCATTCAGGTCACGGTCGGCGCCGAGGATATCTCCTCGATCCGCCACCTTGTCAGCCACCGCGATTTGCTGATCTTCACGGCCCTGGGCGAGTTCTTTGCTCCGCCGCCGAACAACAACACCCTAACCCCGGCCACTATGCGGGTGCGCCGCCAGACGCCTTACGGTGCCGCCGCTGTCTGCCCACTGCCGCTTGATGGAGCAACGCTCTACGTTCAGGGTTCCGGCACCGCGGTGCGAGAGTTCATGTATAACGAAGCGCGCGGCGGCTACGAAAGCACCAACCTCAATATCCTGTCGGCGCACATGGTCAGCCAGCCCAAGGATATGGCTGTGCTGTTCGGGTCAACTGATCGCTCGGAACAGTATGCGCTGCTGATCAATGACGATGGTTCGGCTGCCGTGTTTCATTCGGCGCGCGCTGAGAACCTGGCGGGCTGGACGCCGTGGGATACCGAGGGCTCTTTTGATAGCGTCTGCGTGGTGGGCGAGACGATCTATTTTGCGGTCGAGCGCGCCGGCACTTACCGACTTGAAGCCGTTGCGGCCGATCGCAGCCATTCGCTTGATGGGGCAACGATCTACACTGGCGCGGCTTCTGATAGCTGGACCGTGGGCGCGATTTACTACAACAAGACTGTCGCGGTTAACTCGGGCAATTACCACATTGGCACGTTCCTGGTAGGCCCGGCTGGCGAGCTCGAGCTTCCAGTCAGCGTGACCGAAATCACGGTTGGGTTTGATTATACTTTCGCAGTCGAGATCCTGCCAGTTCATGTGCAGCTGGCGACGGGACCGGCCACTGGCCTGCCCAAGCGGATTAACCGGGTAATTGTCGGGCTACATTCCACGCTGGCCGTGTCCATTGAAGGCAACCGCCTGATCCTGCGACAAGTGACAGATGATCTATCGGTCGAGCCAGATGCGGTGACCGGCACCTATGAGTTTTGGCTGCTGGGCTGGCAGAAGAATGCAGTCGTGACGATCACGCAGAGCGAGCCACTTGCCTGCACGATTATCGGGCTGCAGCTGGAGGTGACAATCTGATGTGCATTTCTGCAACCGTCCTCGCGGTCGCTAGCCTGGTTACAACTGCAGCCGGAACCGCCGTGTCAATTTCAGCGGCCAGCGCCAATGCTGCCGCGCAGCAGGATATGCTCGATCTGCAGCGCAAGCAGATGCGCGAGCAAATGGAAGTGCAGGCATTGCAAGCGCAGGAAGCGGCAACGAGCCGCATGGAGGATTTCCGCCGCCAACGCGCTGCTAACCTCGCGGCAATGGCGTGGGCGAAAACATGAGCTTTCTGCAAGGGATCATTCCCGCCGAGGAGAAGGCGCTGCGCACCGACCTTGCTAATATCCGCATGGGCTTTCTGGGCGGGCAGAACCGCATGGCTGACGAAATCCGGGTCAACCGGCTCAATCGCGATATCGTGGGCATGAACAAGAAGGCTTCCATTACCAATTCACTGATCGGCTTTGCTGGCAGCGCGGCGCAGATCGGCAACTTCTACCAGACCTACAACACGCCGAAGGCCACGCCGCGCGGCACGACCACGACCGCTTCGGACCCGAATGCAATCGTTGTGACGCGAGGGAAATACTGATGGCAATTGAACCCTTCCGTCAGCGGATCGGCATTCCCGATGGCGCCGGGATCACCCAGCAGAGTGTCGGCCGCATTGCCGATGTGGGCGATGCGATCACCGGCCTGGCCGGGACTGCCATGCAGGTCATGGAGCCGCGCCTCAAGCGCAAGGCAATCGAGCAAGGCACGGTCGATGCAGCGCGCACCGTGATCGGCAAAGACGAGAACGGCAACTATGTCATGCCGGACGCGCCGAAGGGCGGCGGTGATGCTTATGTCGCGGCCTTCGATGCAGCCAAGCGCGACCAATACAAACTGCTCGTGACCAACGATTTTGAGTTGCAGCTCAACCAGATCTATTCGGACCCGGCGAACATCGGCAAGTCGCCCGACGAAATGCGCTACCTGGCCGAAAACGCCTTGCAGGGCGTAATGGGCGCGGTCGATCCCTTCGTCGAGAACGAAGTCTTTGAGACGCTGAGCCGGGAAATCCGGCAGCGCGATCTTGCCGCCAGCAACGCCTGGCTGCGCAACGAGGCGGCGCTGATGGAGCGCGGCTTCAACAGCAAGATCGAGAAGTCCTCCAGTGATGCCTTCGAAGCCTATGTCAATGGCGGAACCGAGGAAGGCGACCGGCTCAAGGGCGAAGCCAAGGCAGCGATGCAGCGGCTTGTCGATCTCAAGATGCGCACGCCCGAGGAGCTGGCTGAACTTGATGGCAGCTTCACCTCGATCGCGGCGGCCGGCACCTTCCTCAAGGATATCCGCGGCGACCTGGGCGAAAGCACTTTGGTGGCCGACGACCTCATGACCGTGCAGCACATGCTGAACGGCACCGATGGCGAAGGCACCACCGTGATGATCGGCGGCAAGGAAATCACCGGCGACAAGCTGCGCGCCATGATCCCCGACAGCAAGGTCCGCACCATGCTGCTGCAAAAGCTCAACGGGCGCGAGGCGGACTTGCGCCGCGAAGAAGCTGAACAGGAAAAGAGCGACGATGCTTTTGACCTGATGGGGTCCGTGCCGATGGGCGGCAACTTCCCCTATGGCACCAGCGGTGAGCAGAAGGCGGGCGCCTGGCAGGCATGGGCCGTAGTTGAGGGTGTCGATCTCATGTCGCCCGAGGGCGTGGTCCGCGCCTATCACCGTTCGCCGGACTTGCCTGACGAGATGTATAAGCAGGCGTTCAGCAACATGAGCGCGCGCACCGGCGGCGAGCTCGAGCGCATCCTGCCGCTTTACCAGACAGAACATGCTTGGCCGCGACGGGCAGAACGTCAACATTGCCGAGACGCTGCTCAAGCCGGAGGACAGTGCTTACCTCTACCACTATTCAGCCGCGCGCCGGATGGGGGCGGCGCCCGCTGATGCTATTGCCCGCGCCCGCACCGCGACCAGCGCGGGGCTGGGCAAGCCGAGCGACGAGCTGCGCGCCAAGCTGCGCGAGGCTGGTGGCTACAAGGACAACGCGGTCCTGTTCGACCGTCTCGACGATGAGGTGGGCGTTCGCTGGGCCACGCTCAACCCGCAGGCGCAAGACGCGATCCAGCTGGACGTTGCGCAGCAGGTGGCGATGGGCGTCGATATCGACACGGCCCGCAAGTCAGCCGGGGTGCGCTTCAAGGCGGGCTGGACGCAGAGCCGCTACACGCTCGACAGCGCGCTCACCAATGCCCGCAAGGGCGGCGATGCCTGGATCGAGAAGGACCGGATGGTCCCGACCGTGCGCGACTGGAAGAACCCGAACCGGCAGACCGATGCCTGGGTCGCGCCTTATGTCAGTGAGGCAATCAAGAATTGGGGTGGCCAGCAGCTGCCGGGGATGCCTGAGCAGAAGGACTTGCTGCTTGGCAAGAACGTCTGGTTGCAGCCGACCGGCCGCAAGACCGGCGCGGGCGGCCAGCAGTATGCGATCATGTAT